AACAGGGAGCTGCAGGTGCGGATCAAGAGACTGGCCGAGATTGTCAAAGAGATGAAGAAGGAGGCGGAAAAAGATGGAGAACAGGGATAAACGTCCGGTCTGCGTGTTCCGGCACGATGACTGCTTCGCTTACATGAGGAGCGGCCGCTGCTTCTGCCTTGACGATACGAACTTCAGATCCCGGAAGGACTGCCCGTTTTACAAGACGGAGAACCAGGTTGAACCCCGCATTATCGCGGAGAAATACAAGGAAGAGGATGAACATCCTGAGGACTTTTATGATTGAGAAGGAGGAAATAAAAATGAGCGAACTAATGGAAAACCCGCTGCCGGTCCCGATTTTCGAGGAAGAAGACCGGGACGAAAGCACCGAGGAACAGATCACCTTTGTCGTGGACGACGACAAGAAGGCGGAATGGTGCCTGAACAAGATCCGCGCGGCGGAGACGGAAAAGAAGAACTGGAAGGCGTTCTACGATGAACGGTACAAGCAGATCTGCCGGGAGATGGACGCGACGATCGAACGGATGAAGTTTTACCTGGAGTCCTATTTCCGGACCGTCCCGCACAAGAAGACCAGGACGCAGGAAAGCTATCCGCTGCCGAGCGGAAAGCTGGTCATGAAGAAGGCGGCGTACGACTTCGACACGACGGACCCGGCGTTCCTGGAATGGCTGAAGAAGAACAAGATGACGGAATACATCAAGGTCGAAGAGTCCCCGCGGTGGGGCGAGTTCAAGAAGTTCCTGCTGAAGGATGAGGACGGAAACTTCGAGCGGATGCCGGATCCGGACGCTAAGGAAGGCGAGCCGGTCTGGCGGCCGGTGACGCAGGACGGGGAGATCGTTCCCGGTGTTGTGGTCACGGTGAAGCGGGATGAGTTTAAGGTGGAGGTGGGATAAAATGGCAGTATCTGTATTAGAAACTCTTTCAAGGTTTAAAGATAGGTTAGATGATCTTTTGAATACAATTCGAGAAGGCGATTGTGATTTTGCAAAACAAATTGTCTACGATTTAGTGCATGACACAGATGATTTTATTAACGAGTATGAAAAACAGTCTTTATATGAATCGCAGCGTTCTGAGACAAAAGGGGAACTTCCTGTTTTCGTTATGGATATTAATCAATGTGAGGATATTCTTACTGCAATTTCTGATGTTACCTCAAAAATCAACGATGTTGAAGAAAGCGTCGGAACTACTTGCGATCTTATGAACGCTTACCTGACTGACACAAACAAGCTCCTGTCAATAATTGCGGACAGACTGGAGGAATGACAAATGGGCATCCCCGTCTTAATCATCGGCCCGTCCGGATCCGGGAAGACGTATTCTATCAAGAACCTGGACCCGGACAAGGTCGGGATCTTCCTGTGTGAAAAGAACCGGCTGCCGTTCCGGAAGAAGTTCCCGACCTTCAAGGTCCGGAACCAGTCCGGCGTCGACGCCAACAACAACCCAGTCACGATCCGGCAGGCCGTCATCATCCAGACGATGCTGAAGAAGCCGAAGTCGCCCAGAAAGATCTACGTCATCGACGACAGCCAGTACCTGATGGCCAACGAATACTTCGACCGGGCCGGGGAAAAAGGCTACGACAAGTTCGTCGACATCGGGAAGAACTTCCGGGATCTGGTGCACCTGGTGAACGACAGGCTGGATGACGACGTGGTCGTATACTTCCTGCACCACCCGGAGATCGACCCGAACACCGGCAAGGAAAAGGCGAAGACCATCGGAAAGATGCTGGACGAGAAGCTGACCCTTGAGGGCTGCTTCGATATCGTCCTTTACGCCGGAACGGACGGGCGGGAACACTGGTTCCAGACCCAGAGCGACGGCACGAACACGGCGAAAAGCCCGGAAGAAATGTTCCCGGAGCGGATCCGGAACGACCTGGCCTTCGTCGACAGCTCCATCCGGGAGTATTACGGGATCGACCCCGTATGCGATACAAACACAACCAACAAAAATGAAGAAAAGGAAGGGAATTAACAATGAAGGCTTACGAAGGATTCAAGAGCGAACCCGCAGCGAAAAAGTACCCCATGCTGCCGGCCGGCACCTATGTGGCGGCGATCAAGAACGTGAAGGTTGAAGGCGCGGAGCCCGACCAGCAGCTGGTCCTCCGCCTGGACGTCATCGAGGGCGAATGGGCCGGATACTACACGAAGCGCTACCAGAACGACACGCTCCGCACGGTCACCGGCGGAGGTTCCGAAGCGAAGTACAAGGGCGACCTGCGGATCCAGGTGCCGAACCCCGCGAACGCGAAGCGCGAGCACCCGGAATGGGACGTGCGGACGTTCAACAACGCGATCTGGGCAATTGAGCAGTCGAATCCCGGGTATCACTGGGACTGGAAGGAAGCGGGCCTGAAGGGAAAGACCGTCGGGATCAACGTCCGTGAAGGCACCTACAACGGGAACCCCTACACGCAGATCGGCCGGCTGGAGAACGCCAACGACGTCCGGCAGGGCCTGGTCGAAACCATGAAACCGAAAAAACCCAGCGGATCCGCTCCCGCCGCCTCCGGGACCGCCGCCAGCGTGGATGAAGAGACCGGCTTCGTCGGCGTCGAAGTCGACGATCTCCCGTTCTGATCATGGTGCTCTATGAAGACACCCGCCAGCAGGCCGGAAAGCATAAGAACATCCACCAGTACTGCGACCGGCACGGCATCGAGATCATCCGCCAGGCGCTGAACGTGGGCGACTACCAGATCGCCGGGAAGGGCAACATCTCCGTTGACACCAAGTACGGCGTGCCGGAGCTGGCCAGCTGCTGTTTCCAGGAACACGACCGTTTCCGCGAGGAATGCATCCGGGCGCAGAAGTGCGGGATCCGGCTGATCATCCTGACAGAGGAAAAACTTCCGGGAGGGCGCCTCGACCTGTGGCGCTCTCCCATCGGATGGGACGGGCTGCCGATGTTCAAGTTCGACCCGGCGATCCTGCGGAAGGTCCTGATCACGATGCAGAAGGAATACGGCGTGATGTTCCGGTTCTGCGACTGGCACAGCACGGGAAAACAGCTGATCGAATACCTGGAAGGGAGGCGGAAGTGATGCCTGACGACGCGAAGATCTGCGGCGAGTTCTATGAACTGTACGTCAAGTGGCGCTATACGCAGATGAACACGGAGGAGCTGTGGCTCGCGTTCGCGGAGAGCGTGAAGAACTTCGCCGTGCTCAACAGCTGGGAGACGAACCCGCTGACGAAGCGGCTGGCATACGCGCTGCTGGACATTTTCGACGACCTGTACGGCGGCGGGAAGCGTCCGCCGATGCCTGACTATTTCGGAAGGAGTGATCTGTAGATGACGCTGAAGGGCGCAGCGCAGGAGATCCGCGACACGGTAACGATGGACCAGATCCTCGGCCTGTACGGGTACACGCCGCGGCACGGGTTCATCGTCTGTCCGTTTCACGGGGACAAGGACGCTTCGCTGAAGGTATACAAGGGAACCGGCGGCTGGCACTGCTTCGGATGCGGGAAGGGCGGCAGCGTGATCGACTTCGTCATGGCGCACGAAGGATGCGATTTCCGGACGGCGGTGGAGGCAATCGACCACGCGCTGGGCCTCCGCCTCCGGGATCCGCGGGAAAACCCCTTCGAGGCGGAACGGCATGAACGGATCCAGGAGTGGCTGGACGATTTCGTTGGCGCGATATATGCATACCTGGACGCGGTGAAAAAGATGATCGAGGCGGAACAGATCCGGGACTTTCACCGGATGCAGAAGCTGGAGGAACAGCGGAAGACCGATGTCCAGGGAATTTCCGCGGATGACTGGACCTTCCTGCTTACCTGGCAGGATGAAGACGAATACAACAACTACAGAATCGAAAAGATCGGCGAGCTGAAAGAGGAGGTGGCGGCATGGCGGAGGAAGCGGCGAAGAGTAATGTCTCGCTGATCACGCCGGAAGTGAAGGCCGAGGGCCTCCAGGTCAAACCCACCATTGCCAACTTCAACCGCCTGATCACGCAGCACTACGGCGAGCACCTCCGCCTGAACGTCATGACCGGGAAGCCGGAGTTCTGCCGGAAGATGGGCGAGCCGTGGCAGGAATGGACCGACACGGAGGAAAGCCGGATGCGGTCCTATTTCGAGCGCGAATACTCCATGTACAGCCAGGTGAAAATGGCGGACGCGCTGCTGATCTACTTCAACAACCACCGGGTGAATCCGCTGCTGAACCTGCTGGAAGGCCTGGAATGGGACGGGAAGCCGCGGGTGGAACATTTCCTGCACGACGTCATGAAAGCGGAGGATTCCGAATACATCCGGGAATGCTCGCGGCTGATCTTCGCCGGAGGCGTCCACCGTGCGTACAATCCCGGGTGCAAGTTCGACGACATGATCGTCCTGATCGGCGACCAGGGCGCCGGGAAAAGCACAATCGTCCGCTGGCTGAACATCGACGACCAGTTTTATCAGGAGATCAAGACGATCAGCGGGAAGGAAGGCATCGAAGCGATCCGCGGCGTCTGGATCGGCGAGGTATCGGAGCTGATGGCCATGACGCGGGTCAAGGAGGCGGAGGCCGTCAAGGCGTACATCACCAGCCAGAAGGACTCCTACCGGCCGCCATACCAGAAGAACGTCCAGACGATCCCGCGCCGGTGCGTGTTCATCGGCACGACCAACAACCCGCAGTTCCTGACCGATAAGACCGGCAACCGGCGGTTCTACCCGGTCAAGTGCCATTCGGACGGGTACAAGCTGCTGGAGAACGAAGGGATCGTCCGGGAATACATCCGGCAGGCCTGGGCGGAGGCGGTGCACATGTACAAGGAAGGGAAGCTCCAGCCCTTCGCGAAACACGAGGTGCTGGAGCAGATCCGCGCAGCCCAGGAGGCCGCGATGGAGGATGACTGGCGGATCGGGGCGATTGAGCAGTACCTGGACGACACGAAGAAGCGGCCGAACGACACCGTGAGCGTGATTGAGCTGTGGCACCGGGCGCTGGGGGAACCGGCAGAGAGCAAGCCGGGGAGGGCGGACAGTATCGCGATTACGCAGATTCTGACGAACATCCCCGGGTGGGTGCGCTGCGAGAAGCCGATCCGGACAATGTATGGGCTCCAGAAGATCTTTAAGAAGGTGAACCCGTACTTTCCGTCCTGGCGGTGACCGTCGGTATACGTCAGTAACACTCAGTAACATCTCGGTAACACGCTATAACCATTATAAAATATCACTTTATAAGCAATTTGTTACCAGCGTTACCAGAAAAAGAGTAAAAGAAAATTATTTTGTTGTATATATAAGAAATTTCAGTAACTCAGTAACGTTGGTAACATCTGAAAGGAGATCGTGACCATGGAGAAAGAGAAGATTTTCACGATGGACGAGTTCGGTCCCTGGCTGAAGTATGCGCTGGCGAAGCAGAAAATGACCCAGCGCGACCTGGCGGATAAAACCGACATTACAGAAGTTGCGATCAGCCGGTACATTAACGGCGGACGACATCCGCGGAAGGAACAGCTCAACGCCATCATGAAGGCGATGGGGTACCACACGGAGATCCGCGCGGACCGGGAGGAGGATTGACGATGATTGACAGGGAGAAGGTTATAAAAGCAATTGAAACACATCTAAGCACGGATATTTCTGTCGGATGCGATGATTGCACATATGAAAACGACGGTTGGTGCACGACAAGAGTGTTGGCAGACGCCCTTGCCCTGCTGAAAGAGCAGGAAGCGAAACATGTCATCCGAAAACAATGCAAAAAAGAGCATGATGACGGGTCGATTGACTACTTCGCTGAATGGTATTGTCCGCATTGCAATTCATTGATTCTGCGTGGATTCGATAACCCGTCGATTAAATTCTGCTACAAATGTGGCAAGCCTATTTTGTGGGAAGGTCGGTGAAGTGAATGGACAGGGAGAAGGTTATCGAAGGGCTGGAAAGAGTATACGAATACATCAAAAGCTCAAATTTACATCCATCCGGAAGCGAAAAAGCAATGGCAATGAACAGCGTGAAATATGCCATTGACCTGCTGAAAGAGAAGTACGTGGAAACAGAATGGTGCGAACGATGTGGACGGGTGCGATTGAAGTCGAAGTGGGAAGGTCGGTGAAGACGATGCCTGACAGGAAAAAGGTTATGAGTTGGCTTGAAGGGTTGGCTCAACAAGATTGGAGAATGTTTCACAGCGACAGCGAGGTGCAAGAGATAGCACGAAATGCCCTTGAACTGCTGAAAGAGCAGGAAGCGAGGCTTCTTACAATCGAAGAGATCACAGGAGACGGTGAATGTTGGTTTGAAGGAATAAATGGTGCTTGCGGATATGCTGATTGTTATATGCGCACTGGCAGTAAAGAGGTTGAATTGAATCGTATCAGCATGAAGCCCGAATATGTTTCATGGGATGATTTCGGTAAAAAATGGCGTTGCTGGAGTTATCGTCCCACGGAAGAACAGCGAAAGGCGGTGAAGTGGGATGAGAATCCATGAGATGACAATTTCAATGGTAGCAGACAATGGATTGATGCCAGTTACCGTCACACATTATTCACCGAAACGGATTGTATGTGGCGCACGGGTGCGGTTCGGTTGGTTCTTTATACGGATAGGAGCAAGAATACTGTACGGAAAAGATTGGGAAGGGCGGTGAAGCGAATGGCTGAAGCGAAAGCGTTCAAAATGATTCCACACTGCACGAAAGACGAGATTTCATACACTGTCGATGAACTTGTACGATGTGAATGCTGTAAGCACGGTGAGCTCGATGAATATGGGTGCATAATTTGTGACAAATGCGAAACACATGAACCGGATTGGTTCTGTGCTGACGGGGAGAGGAAGAAAGAGTAATGGAGTACATAACAATGTGGCTGGTCGCCGCAGACATCGCGCTGACGCTTTACGTCCTGATCGGCGTCCGCGAGGTGCTGAAGAAAATCGAGCAGGAGAGGCGGGACGCGAAATGAGGATACCGTACTCGCTCCCGGACGATCAGTGTGAGCGCCTGGTCCGCAATGAGATGACGGCCGTGCGGATGCTCCTGGCTGCACTGAGCACGACATTGTACGCGCAGAAGGATCTCGCGGACAGGCTGGAATGCGTCCCGGACGGGAACCGGCGAATGCGGCTGGCGGTCGGCGGGCTCCGGGCCGTGTGCGATGACCTGATCGGCACCATCAGCATAAACCAGTGCAAACAGATCAAGGGCACAATGAACGATTTCGAGATGCGGCTGTTGCCGAAGCTGACACCGGGCTCGACGAACATCATCATGACGAAAGAGCAGGGGAAAGAGCTCTTGGACTGCGCGCGGTGGAAGTGCCACGACTGCATCGAGGACGGGGAAGGCTGCCGGGAGTGTCAGCTGTACAAGATCCTGGAAGCTACAACACCGATGGACGATTACGGGGACGGGATGATCTGCCCGTATTCGCTGGCGGAATGGAGGGATTGACGGATGACAAGGGCGCAGGAGATCCTGACGGATTACAGGCTGATCGTGATGGAGATCGAGACACTGGAACGACAGTCGAAATTCCTGAACAAGTACATCGGCGGCCCGCGGCCGGTCAGGTCTCCGCAGCTGACGGGAATGCCCAGGGGAACCAACGACCCGGAAGCGGCTATGCTCCAGCAGGTGGACGATGACGATCCGCTGATGCATATCGAGAAGCTGGCGGACGATCTGCGCGGGATGATGCTGGAGTTTGAAGCGATCGTCAACAGGATAACGGACCGCCGGCTGTTCATCATCGTCCGGAACTACTACGCGCTGGGCTGGACGGACGAACGAATCGCGGAGAGCATGGAGACGTCCAGGCAGACTGTCCAGAAGGTCAGATCGGATTATTTTAATTCGTTGGCATGATTTGGTTGAATTGGCACGGAACCTATGATTTAGTATAAGATGAAATCGTGTCCGAAGGGGCACAGCACACAGACGGCCGGCGCAATCACGCGCCGGTCACTTCTTTACGGTCACAATCAAGAGGGCGCCGCAGGTTCCTATCTCCTTTCCTGCGTGCGGGTTGCGCTGCATTATCGGCGAGGAGGGTCCGGCAGTGCGTTTCGGTCAAGATCCTGAGTTTGCTGACGCGTTTTACAAGTCGTGGAGATGGCGACGGTGCCGGGAAGGCTACCTGAACCATGTCGGCCGGCTCTGTGAGCGATGCAGGAAACGCGGGCTGATCGTTCCGGCGGATCAGGTGCACCACAAGGTCAAGCTGACGCCGGAGAACCTTAGCAACCCGGCAGTGACGCTGAACTGGCAGAACCTCGAGGCGCTGTGCTTCGAGTGCCACCAGGCCGAGCACAAGCCGGCTGCGCGCCGCTGGCGCTGCGGCCCTGACGGCCGGGTCACGCTGAAATAGCCCCCCTTTGCGCGGGGGCTGCGCGACCGGGGCGCGGG